CAGTTAAAGGTGATGTAGGTAAAGTTATGTTCCATAATGCAGCAGGCACAGAAGCTGATGTTGCATCTACAAGGTCTTGGTCTTTATCTATTACAAAAGACACAATGGAAACAACCAATCAAGGTGATACATCAAAAACTTTTATTGGTGGACTTATATCTGGCGAAGGTTCTTGTGAGCTTTTATATGATACTGCTGGCAACTCTGATTATCAAGCGTTTATTGATGATGTCTTAGTAACTGGTGATGCTGCAGATGCTTTATTTGAATTATTTCCTGATGCAGATACTTCAGCAAAAAAAATTAGCTTTTCTGGAATTATTACTGGTGCAGAATATGGTGCAACTTTAGGCGAGATACAAGTCATAACAGTTAACTTTATTACATCAGGTGCCATAACTTCAGCAATATAGTATCTTGGAATAAGGTATTACATTTTTCATGGCAACAAAAAGAACCATTGACATTATTACTGAGGGTTTCAGTGATGTTATGTCTGCAAGACGTAAATATGTATTAGAGCTTCCCTCTGGTCAAAAAATTGATGTTTATTTTCCACCTTTAACAAGATACGACAGACAGAAAGCCCAAACTGCTGTTGGTACTGATGATGCTTTAATGGTATCTACACAACTGCTTTGTCAGATTGCACAAAAAGAAGATGGGTCAAAAATGTTTGCTTTGGCAGATGCTATTGATCTACAAAGATTATTGCCAGAGAAAGTTTTAAATGATATTGAGTTATTTTTATTTGAACTTAAAATAGATGTTGATACAGCAAAAAAAGACTAAAGAGAAACAGTTGGTTAAACTTCGAGTTGTTTCTCGCATCTGAGTTAGGTAAAACATTAACAGAATTAAGACAAAACATGACAGAAGAGGAATTAATATATTGGGCTGCATATTACGAAATCAAAGCTGATAATGAAAAAAAGATGCGACTAAAGGCAAATAACAGGTAATATAAAAGAAATGTATTTTGTAAGCTAAGTGGCTGAAAGTATTGTTACCCTGAGAGTTGACACCAGAAATGCTGTCAGTTCTTTAAATAATGCCTCTGCAGCAACTAATAGATTATCAACAGCTTCAAAAGGTGCTACAAAATCTTTAGCTGCGACATCAACAGCAGCAAAAGGTTTAGGTGTTGCATTAAGAAATAGTATTGCACCAATACTTGCTGTTGGTACAGCTTTTTCTGTTGTAAATAATAGCATTGGAACTTTTCTTGCAAGAGAACGAGATATTGCAATACTACAGCAAGGTTTGAATAACCTAGGTGCAAGTTCAATTGCTTTACAACAATTACAAGAGGTGGCAGATAGATTTGGAAAAACAACTCTTTTTAACCAAGAAGATTTTACAAGAGGTTTCAACTTATTAACAAGTTTTAGAAATATTGGTGTTGATTCATATGAACGTGTTGCTCAGGCTGCAGCAGATATTGCACAGGTAAACCAAGTTGATGTCAGTACTTCTTTCATGCAACTTGCAAAAGCATTACAAGACCCTGAAAGAAACTTATCAAATTTAAATCGTTCGGGTATTGCTTTTACTAAGCAGCAAACAGATGTAATAAAACAGTTAATGAAAACAAATCAAGTTGCAAAAGCGCATACTATGATTTTAGATATTGTAGATGAAAGTTATAATAAATTAGCCCAAGCTGCTGCTGTAGGATTTGCTGGTTCTGTTGATACCTTAGGAGAATCTTTCCGTGATTTTAGTGAAGCCTTAGGAAAGTCTCTTATTCCTGTTGTTGAGCCTGCAGTAAAAGCATTAACAGCTTTATTAAATGCATTAAGTGGAGAAGGTGGTCAGGCGGTTGCAATTATTACAGGTGCAGCATTAGCTTTTAAAGGTTTATCGGTAGTTATAGCTGCAACAAAAGCACAACTTGCAACTATGTCTATTGCTGCTGCCGCAGCAAATAGTTCATTAGCTGCAACTACAGCAATGACTTTTGCTACAGCTGGTGGTTTTGCAAAGGCTACTGCAATGGCTACTGCTTTTAAAGTTGCACTTGCAAAAACTGGTATTGGTTTGGCTGTTGTTGGTCTTGGATTTTTGATTACAAAATTATTAGAAGCAAGAAATGCACAGAAAGAATTTAATGATGTTGTAAATGAAGGAACTGCAGCAATGATTAATCAGTCAATTGCAGATAGAAAATTACAAATAATGGAATTAAAAAATGAAATAGCAGAAACACACCCTTTTGTAAAACAATTACAAGAAGGTTTAAATACACTAAGTCTTGCAAGTTTATTTGGGCAAGAAATAGGAGATGAAGGAAAATTAAGAGAAATTATAAAACTAACAAAGGAAATAGAAGAACTTGAAGGTGGTTTACCTGCTGCGCAAAAAAGAGATACTACAGCACGTTTTAAAATACAACTAGAAGATTTAAAAAAAATAAACGCAGAGCTTACTGAAGCTGTAAAAAGAGAAGCAATAATTGGAGAAGAAAAAAAGGAAGAATTTGACCTTGAACAGCAGATTGCAGCAATTAAAAAAGAGTTTGAGGGAGACGAAGAACAAAGACTTGTTAGTTTGGCTAAGCAAAATCACGAATTACAAAAACAGAAAACAGAAGTTGAAAAAATAAATGAAGCAGCAAAAAGACAAAAAGAAATATTTGACGAAATAGGTAAAAGTATTGCTACAGGTGTTTCTGATGCTTTAGTTGATGCGATACTACAAACAAAATCATTAGCACAAGCTGCAAGTGCTTTATTAAATGATATAGCGAGACAATTATTAAGACTTGGAATTAATACAATACTTGCCGGCTTTGGCGGTCCATTTGCTAATTTACCTACTTTTGCTAATGGTGGAAGGCCACCTGTTGGCAGAGCATCAATAGTGGGCGAGAAAGGACCAGAATTATTTGTACCAACATCTGCTGGTACAATAATTCCAAATAATCGTATAGGCGGGGGCGTAACAAATAATATTGTTGTTAATGTAGATGCATCAGGTTCTAATGTAGAAGGTAACGAACAACAAAGCAGAGAGCTTGGTCTTGTTCTTTCTACAGCTATACAAGCTCAACTAATTCAAGAAAAAAGACCCGGAGGTTTACTTGCATAATGGCTACCTTTCCATCATTCACTCCTACATATGTTGGCTTTAGTAAAAAATCAGCACCAGTTAAAAGACTTG